TATGGTAGTTGCTTCAACGGCTACTAATAATGTAGCGGTGGGAGGTAGTGCTGGTGCAAATCTAACAACTGGAGACCACAATATTCTCATAGGATCTTCTGCGGCAAACTCTAGCGTTTTGCTTACAACAGGATCTGGTAATATTGTTATTGGTCAAGCTGCTCGTACTAGTTCAGCAACCGTATCTAATGAAATAGTTATGGGTCAGGAAGTTACATGTACTGGAACAAATAACTTTACTTTTGGTAATGGAACAACAGATAGCAACATTGCATTTGGCGGGACTTCAGTTACTGCGCCTTCAGATGTTCGTCTTAAAGAAGATATACAGGATGAAGAAATAGGTCTTTCATTTATTAATGATCTTAGACCTGTCACCTACCAATGGAAAAAAGCAAAAGATGTGCCTTCAGAAATGAAAGCGCACGACCCTGACTCTGAAGAACGTGTAATGAACGGTTTATATAATCATGGATTTATTGCTCAAGAAGTCAAAGAAGCTATGGATAAATATGACTTTAAAGAAGGCTCAGAGCTGTGGACAGAAGATGGTGATGATGGCAGACAAAGAATAGGTGAAAACGCCTTAATTCCAATGCTGGTAAAAGCAATTCAAGAACTTTCGGCTGAAGTCGAAAAACTCAAAGGAGAATAGTAATGGCTGTTAAGAAAACATTAATTGAGGCAGTTCCTTCCAGCACTGGAGGAAAGGTTGTGTCATGGGAGCTAACCATGAAGTACGAGCAGGGTACTGAAGGTAAAGATGATTATTATACAAACGAAAAAAGTGAGCTAATTAACGCAACTGATACCGCCCCAGACGGCTCAACTACGACTAACTTTACTGCTAAAGCAGAAAAAGATTGGACTAAAAAAGAGCTTGAGGATCTTTGCCCAACAGCTCAGTGGGATGCGATATTTGCCAGTCAATACGATTCTGTGATTACGAATCCAACGGTTAATCCTGAACGTAATACTGAGTTTGCGATACCAAGTTAATGGAGCCGCAAGCCTACACATTTCATACGCTGCCAGCAGTCTTTATGCTGGAGACTCAGTTACCTGAGAACATGGTAGGTGATCTGAATACTTATCTCGATAAGCTGATGGTTGCTGAAGAACGTAAGAGTCATGCGGGTACATTAGTGGGGCAGATAGGCCACGGGCAGCAGCTTACGATGGATCATTTATGTGAAGAGATGGGTGACTTCAATATATTGATTCAGGGTTTAGCAATGGATTATGTTAAGCAGTTCTGTTCTGCATCTGGTAATCCGTTAAAAGGCAAACGGGAGGTAATGACTGATGAGCTTTGGAGTGTTCATTCTTACATGGGCGATTACAATCCTATACATGATCATGGTACTAAAACGATTATGGGAGTCTCCTGCACCACATGGACAAAAGTACCGCAACAAATCCTAGATCAGCCTACAGCGGGAAGCCCAGAATATAGCCTATATAACGCCAGCGGTAATGCAGATGGTTGCCTAGCTTTTAGTTACGGACGAAACAGTTTATTAGATGTGGAGCGTTTAGCACCCCCACAGAGCTTTATTATCAAGCCAGAGGTAGGAAAGTTATTGATGTTTCCGAGCTGGTTAACACATATGGTTTACCCTTTTGAGGGTGAAGGAGAACGGCGCACAGTTGCTGCAAATTTGAATGTATGGAAGGTAGAAGAAGATGGAACAAGGCACTAAAGAAGATACAGTTACAGTTACGGCTCCAGAAGAAGAGATTATTGAAGAGTCTGAGGTTGTTGAGCTTCCCCCAAGTGTGGTTCAGATAACTGAAAGGATGGACGAGCTTAGAGAAGAAATTGGTCAAATCACCAATGTCATTAACGCGAACCAAAAAGAACTGGATACTCGTGTAGCGGCATTCAATTGGTATTCACAACAGCTAGAAATAGCAACATCGGAGAAACAATGATGGATTTTATTGCTGATATCCTGATTTACGCGAGTCTCTTTGTAACAATAAGCAGTGCTATTTGCGCGGTAACACCTACGCCTAAAGATAACGAATTTATGGGCAAATACATTTATCCGGTAATTGAAATGGTTGCCTTGAATATAGGTAAGGCAAAAGAAGGATCTACGACTAACCCAATTAAGTTTGTAAAAAGATCAGACTGATGGCCGCTAAAAAAGCTTCCACAAAGACCAGGGCCAAAACACCTGTTTCTAAATCCCAGGAAGCTTTGTCTGAAATAAAGACGCATCAAAGAGAATGTGCTATTCGATATGAGTATATTGAAAAACGTCTTGATGAGGGGTCAGAAAAATTTAAAAAACTTGAAATGATGATTTGGGGAGTTTATCCGTTCATGGTGGCAACTATAGTTGCTGCAAAATTCCTATGATCAATGAAAGGCACAATCTTAGCTTTTATGCTAATAACAGTTATAGAGGGGAATGTTATTGATGGTGCTGAAAGTATGTTGTTTAGAGACATTCACAGATGCCAGCAATTTGCTTACTGGATTGAGCATAATTGCAGAGATGTCCGTTGTAGAGGGGGCATCAAACAACACAACATAACCGCTTACTGCAAGCCAGTGATGGCTGGAGCCAACCAAAAGTTTTGGGATTAGTTATGGTTAAGAAGTTACAAGAAAATTCAGTCTGGGCAAAATATGATATAGACCAGGATGGCACAGTAAGTGATGAAGAACTTGAACGTGCTACTCAAATGCTTGAATTGGATTTGCGTGAAGAAAAGCAAAATAGTCAGCGCCGAATTGCCTGGGTTGCTATGTCTTCTATGGTCGCTTATTCACTCCTGCCCCTTTTACCTTTTGTCCCAGAAGCTCGCCTTTCAACCTTGTCCTCGCTCAGTGATATGTTATTTCTTAGCCAGGCCAGCATCATAGGTCTTTATTTCGGCGCTACGGCCTATATGTCCAAAAAACCGTAAGGTTTTGCCATGATATTTGAATCGATTGCAGCAGTGACAGCGGCACTGAGTGCGATCAACGGGCTTATAGGGCAGGTTAAAGAGTCCGGTGGTCACATCAATACTGTCCTTGATCGTATGCAAGCAATCAATAGCGGAATGCAGAGGCTGGAGATTGAGAAGCGCGAGTCTATGGTTCAACCTCTCACGCCGCAGGAGGCGATGAAACTCAGCATGGCAAAACAGCAAATGAATCGGTTCCATACCGAGTTAAAGAACATGGCAATTTTATCTAACGAACACGCAAAATTTGTCGATGAATACTTTAGGATAATGGAAGAGTCTCGACAAGCTCATGAAGCATCCGTTAGAGCAATCATTGCAAAAAAGAAGGCTAGGAAAAAGTTATTACAAGATATGTTCTTGTATTCTGTTGTCGGTATTATAGGCTTGATGATTTCGGCAATCGTTATAACTCTAGTGATTTTTGCATTTAAACCGTAGGAGGAGCTATGGATGTAGGAGCAACAAATCCTGCCAACCAGATTTCTTGGAGGCAGGTAGCAGAACAGAAGTATCAAAGACTTATGGATGATCTTCAGGTTGAAGAACGTAAACAAAAAGTAGAGCAATTAAATACTACACTCTATATTGCTAAAAACAATAAGATACAGCTTCAATCGGGGAAAGCCCCGACTAACATTAATATTCTAGTGTAGATATGGGATTTAAACTAAGTGCAGGATTAGGGATAGCTTTAGTGATTTTGGCTGGGGCTTTTAAAATGTACTACGACAAGACTCAAGCTGAGATTGAAGCATTTCATTTGCAGCTAGAACAATCGATCCAGAACCAAAAGACGCTTGAAAGCACTATCGAACAGCAAAATGAGAACTTAAAGCAGGCTGTTGAAAACCAAGAAATGATGATTAGCCAGGTTGAAAGGCTTACAAAAGAAAACATGATGGCTCAAAACGAGGTAACCGATATCAGAAAAAAGTTCTCACGGCATTCTATGGATGTGTTGTCCATCAGAAAGCCCAAACTAATAGAAAATATTATCAATCGGGGTACAAAGTCAGTACTCAATGATCTCAAAGATATAACCGATGAAGCACAATTTGATAAAAATACTGACATTCCTAGTACTTCTGCTGGTTAGCGGTTGTTCCATACTTGGTTCAAAACGGGATATTCCTGAAGTTGCCCCTGTAGAAGTAGTAACAGTGGTAAAGAAAGCACCAATCTATCACCCTCCATTACCTAATCAAATAGATCCCGTCCCAGTAGAATGGACCGTGTTAACTCCAGAACTTATGCAAGAATACCTGGACGATTTAAACGAAGGAAATGCGCCAACCAACGCCTGGTATTCTCTTACTACCAAAGGATATGAGAATCTTTCTACGAATATGGCTGAAGTAAAAAGGTATTTAAGACAGGCACTTAGTATCTTAAAATACTATAGAGAATTGGATAAAGAGGAGCCTGAAGCTAATGAGTGAGCAGTTAAGAGAAATGCTAAGAAGACATGAAGGTGTACGAAATTTCGTTTATATGTGTAGCGAAGGTTACGAAACAATAGGCGTCGGCAGAAATATCGCTGAATCTGGCCTGGGGCTTTCTGATGATGAGGTGGATTATCTTTTAGACAATGATATTAAGCGTGTTAAAGATGAATTAACTGACGAGTATTATTGGTTTGGTGGACTTAATGATGCGCGTCAGGAGGCCATGATAGATATATCATTTAATCTTGGTCAAACCAGATTGAGAGGGTTTAAGAAGGCTCTTGATGCTATGTCTACAGAAGATTTTGATAGAGCCGCTGATGAATTTATGGATAGTAAATGGGCCGAACAAGTTAAGAGTCGCGCACCAGAAGTCACTGAAATGATTAGGACGGGAGAGTATTCGTAATGCCTCTTCAGAAGTTTTTATTTAATCCAGGGATCAACAAAGAAGGAACTGATTATACCGCAGAAGGGGGATGGTATGACGGAAACCTAGTCCGATTCCGTCAAGGCTTTGCCGAAAAGATTGGTGGTTGGTCTAAGGTTATTCAGACTTCTTACAACGGCACAGGCAGAAAGCTATTAGGCTGGGTTGATCTGGCTGGCACAAAGCTTCTTGGTCTTGGCACTCGAACCAAACTGTATATACAAGAAGGTACAAACTTC